ATTTTAGTTATTCTATCGAACATTAACATTGGCGGAAGAGGCAATTTAGCGTTACCTTCCCCAAACAAATGTCCTTTGCCACAAGCAATCAACTCTTCGTATGAGAAACTATTTTTTTGCATAACTTGAAATTTGTTTTACTTGATTTAATAAAGTAATGATATATATTTTCTCTTTAGAATAATTATAAACTAAGAAAAATATAGTGAAAAAATTAAGTATTTTAAATAAGCTGAGATCTTCCAATCTGAGACCTACAAAACAAAGGTTAGAAATTGCAAAGTTTTTGTTTGATAGAGAAAAAACATTTCATTTCACAATCAATCAATTAGAACAAGAAATTAAAAATCATGCAAATAGCAAAATATCTCTAGCTACAATATACAATACCGTTCATGCTTTTGAAAAAAAAGGATATCTTAAGCAAATCCCAATTAATTCTAATCAAACTTATTTTGACACTAATGTTTCTGATCACCATCATTTTTATGATTTACAAGATGAAAAACCTAAAGGAAATACAACTAATCAGTTGTTCATAGGTTCTACTGCTGAATTGCAGAAACTATTGAAAAAAGAGAATGCCAAAACCAAAGAATGAAGGATATCTTGGTAATATTAATGTCAAAAGACAAGGTGTTACTGAGGAATGGGATGATGATAAGGTTCAAGAGTATTTAAAATGTACTCGTGACCCATCTTATTTCATATCTAAATACATTAAAATTATTTCACTAGATGAGGGGTTAGTTCCATTTGAATTATATGAATATCAAAAAAATCTTATTGACCAGTTTACTGATAACAGGTTTAATATTGTTCTCGCTTGTAGACAATCTGGAAAGTCAATCACAGTATGCGCCTATCTTCTTTGGTACATCTTGTTCAACCCAGAACAAACAGTTGCCATATTGGCAAACAAGGGTGCGACTGCACGAGAAATGTTATCTCGTATAACAACGATGTTAGAAAATGTTCCATTCTTTTTACAGCCAGGAACTAAATCACTAAACAAAGGAAGTATTGATTTTGAAAACAATTCTAGAATCATTGCATCTGCAACTACGACATCATCGATTAGGGGTTTATCTGTTAATCTTCTTTATCTTGATGAGTTTGCCTTCGTAGAAAATGCAGAACCATTCTATACTGGTACATATCCAGTAATTACCTCTGGTAAGAACTCAAAGGTAATTATTACATCTACTGCAAATGGAGTGGGTAATATGTTCCATCGTATCTGGGAAGCATCGGTTACAGGGTCAAATGAGTTTGCAAACTACCAAGTTAATTGGTTTGATGTGCCAGGCAGAGATGATAAATGGAAAGATACTACCATTGCAAATACATCAGAGTTGCAGTTTGAACAAGAATTTGGTAATTCTTTTCTAGGAACTGGTAGAACTTTGATACCTTCAAATGTAATTTTAGGATTAGTATCAGAAAATCCTATGGAATTATATGGAAATGTAAGAGTATATAAGAAACCTAAACCACATCATGAGTATATTATGACTGTAGATACAGCAGAAGGTAAGGGAATGGACTATTCTACATTTACTATATTTGATATACATGATGGTAATATGTTTGAACAAGTTGCAACATTTAGAGATAATTTAATATCTCCTATGTTATTACCAGATATATGTGCAAAATATGGTAAGTTATATAATGATGCACTTATTATTGTAGAGAATAATAATCAAGGTACAATGGTTTGTAGAGAACTTTATTACGAATTAGAATATGAAAATATGTTTTTAACAAGTGCAATCAAGGCAGATGGAGTAGGAGTGAGAATGACCAAGAAGGTCAAAGCACAAGGATGTGCAGCTTTGAAAGAAATAATGGAAGAGAAAAAACTCTATATAAGAGATACAGATACTATCCAAGAGTTTGCAACTTTCGTATCAAAAGGACAGTCGTGGCAAGCAGATGGTGGATGTCATGATGATATGGTAATGAATTGTGTACTATTTGCATGGTTTGTTGCAACTCCAATGTTTAAAGACCTATCAAATGCAGACTTAAAATCCATGTTATATGCAGAAAAACAGAAAGAAATAGAACAAGACATAGTTCCAATAGGTATTATGGATGGAAATACTTACACTAGACAAGAAACTTTTACAGAAGGTGGAGACACATGGACAGTACAGGATAAGGAAGATACTGATTATGGAACTTTTTAAAATCAAAGAAATACTAAATACTATGGACAAATCAAAAAAACAGGTTTGTTTAGGAAATAAACTTTTTATGGGAGAAAACTAAAATGGCATTTCAAGTAAGTCCTGGCGTTCAAGTCAGAGAAATCGATGTGACCAATGTTGTTCCAGCAGTATCATCATCTATTGGTGGTTATGTTGGGATGTTTAGTTGGGGCCCAGTTGATGAAGTTAGAACTATAACCTCTGAAAAACAATTAGTTAGTGTTTTTGGTGAACCTAAAGGTGATGACACTTACCTTAAAGAAACCATGAAAAAAGAACACTTCTATTCAGCTGCAAACTTTTTAAGATATGGAAATAACTTAAAGGTGGTTAGAGCATTAGGAACAGGAATGTTAAATGCAACAACTGGAACAGCTGGACTACTAGTTAAAAATGCTACACACTACTATGAGAGTAATTATCATAGTGGTTCTGCTGCAGCTAGTGCTGGTCATTGGACTGCAAGATGCGTAGGAAGTTTAGGTAATAGTTTAAAAGTATCTGTTTGTGCAAGTGCAAATGCATTTTCACAAGGGGCTGCATCTACTATTTCCGACAGTTCAATAGCTGTTGGTAATACAACTTTAGATGTTGCATCTGGTGCTGCTTTTGTTGTTGGTGATATAATCACTTTTGCAAATCACACTGATAGATATAAAATATCTGGTATATCCTCAAATACAATAACATTTGCATTAGAATCTGATGGTACATCTGGTTTACAGACTGCACCAGCAAATAGTTCTAACATTGCTCGTGAATGGGAATATGCATCTAGTTTTACAAAAGCTCCTGGCTCAAGTCCAGATGCAATTGCTAATTCTAGTTCATTAGATGAAATTCATGTTATTGTAGTAGATGAAGATGGTTCTATAACAGGAATCGTTGGAGAAATCTTAGAAGTATTTGAAGGTCTTTCAATGGCATCAAATGGTAAAGATTCAGAAGGTTCATCTAACTACTATGTTGATAAAATCAGATTTAACTCTAACTACATTTTCTGGACAAAACACAATTCAAATATGAATGAATCTGGTAATACATTTGCAGCTGCAGGTGCAGCCTTTGATACACATGCATTACCAATCACCGAATCATTTACTAATGGTACAGAAGGAAGTAATTTAACTTCTGGTCAAAAACAAGCAGGATATTCAACATATCTTGGTGATGGGGAGACACAAGATGTAGACTTCCTAATTGCAGGGCCACTTAATGGTGATGATGGTTCAAACAATGATGTTTCAACATTAGCAGAAGCAACCACTCAAGCAAATCAATTGATTGCAATTGCAGATGCAAGAAAAGATTGCATGGCAATCATTTCACCAAGAAAACAAGATTGTGTCAATAATGCAACTTCAAGTGCAGATATTGTCTCGTTTGCAGAAACATTAACCTCAAGTTCTTATGCAACTTTAGACAGTTCATGGTGTTATCAGTACGATAAGTACAATGATGCATATTGTTATGTCCCAGCATGTTCACATACTGCTGGTATTATGGCAAGAACTGATATGACTAGAGATGCGTGGTTCTCACCAGCAGGATTAAATAGAGGACAATTCTTAGGAATTACTAAGTTGTCTTTCAATCCTAATCAAGCTGAAAGAGATGCACTATATAAGAAGAGAGTTAATCCAGTAGTAACATTCCCAGGCAATGGGACTGTACTCTTTGGAGACAAAACTTTACTTTCAAGTGCAAGTGCATTTGACAGAATCAATGTTAGAAGGTTATTCATAGTTATGGAGAAAGCAATCAGTACTGCAGCTAAATTCCAATTATTCGAATTTAACGATGCATTTACAAGAGCTCAATTTAGAGCAACGATTGAACCTTTCTTAAGACAAGTAAAAGGTAGAAGAGGTGTGATAGACTTCCAAGTTGTTTGTGATGACACAAATAACCCACAATCAGTGGTGGATGCAAATCAATTCCAAGCTTCTATATTCGTTAAACCTAATAGAAGTATCAACTTCATCACACTAAACTTTGTTGCAGCTAGGTCTGGTGTTGAGTTCGAAGAAGTATATGGTGCTACTAATACCCAGTATGGAAATTAAGGAGTAAATCATGGCAACTATAGATGAATTTAAAAGTCAGTTGATTGCTGGTGGAGTTCGTTCCAACAGATTTAAAGTGTTTATTCCTCAAATGGGTGAGAACATAGAATTTATGTGCAAAACTGCAGCGATTCCAGGCTCAACCCTTCCAGTAGTTGAAGTTCCTTTTAGAGGACATAAACTAAAGATTGCTGGGGATAGAACTTTCGAAGATTGGACAATAACTGTAATCAACGATATAAACTTTACTGCTAGAACAGCAGTCGAAAATTGGATGGAAAGCATTCAGCAATTAGATAGTGGAGTAGGTGCAACCGATTTAGACTATCTAGTTTCAAGAGCAACTGTATCTCAATTAAACAGAGATGACAGTGTTATAGCAACTTACGAGTTGTTTAACATGTATCCTCAGACATTAGCACAAATCGACTTAAGTTACGATACTGCTGATGAGTTACAGACTTTTGATATAACATTCAGTTATTCACACTGGGAAAGAACTCTTTAATAGAGTTCTCTCTCTTAGTGTTATAAATATATATTATGGAAATATTTGGATTTGAAATAAAGAGGAAAAGCGACGAGGATAAAGCACCTACCTTTGTTGCACCTATTAATGATGATGGAGCTCAGGTTGTAGAAGTTGGGCAAGGTGGTTATTCAATAGGTGGGGGAATGGCTCAAGGGACATTCCTAGACATGGAAGGTGGGGTTAAATCTGAACAAGATTTAATCGTAAGATATCGACAGATGTCATTGATACCAGAAGTTGATATGGCAATTGATGATATAGTTCAAGAAGCAATTTCTTCGAATGATTTAGATGCACAAGTTGGTATCAACTTGGATAATACTAAATTTTCAGATTCAATTAAATCCAAAATAAGGGAAGAATTTTCAGAAGTCTTACGACTTCTGAGATTCAACCAGACCTCTTCTGATATATTCAGAAAGTGGTATGTAGATGGTAGAATGTATTTCCATTTACTGGTTGACCCAAAGAATCCTAAAAAAGGGGTTGTTGGGTTAAGAATGATAGACCCTATTCAAATTAAAAAGATTAGGGAAGTCGAAAAAAAGAAAGATAAGAATGGTATAGAAGTTATACATAAAGTAAAAGAGTTCTATACTTATAATCAAGGTGGTTTCGAAAAGAATACTACACTTGGTCAAGGTGGTCAGACCTTGCAGATATCACCAGATGCAATAGTTTATACTACATCTGGAATGATGGATGCAAACAGAAGGAACATCATTGGTTACATGCACAAAGGACTAAAGTCTGCTAACCAATTAAGAATGATGGAAGATGCACTTGTTATCTATAGGATATCAAGAGCACCAGAAAGAAGGATTTTCTATATAGATGTAGGTAACCTTCCGAAGGCAAAAGCAGAACAGTATCTTGCAGATACTATGACTAGATACAAAAATAAACTAGTCTACAATGCAGATACAGGTGAAGTCAGAGATGAT